TTGTAATTCGCCCAAGTATGCATTGTGAATTAAGTTCACTACACTTTTCTGTGCAATATTCAAAGCATCAAGCTTCGCAGCTTGCGTGAATGAAGATTCTGAAGGATCTTCTAATCGCAAACCTAGAGTTGATAACATATCGTTACCTGTCATTTCTGACTCCTTTTTTTAATAGTTGGGCCGACCCGGCTCACAGACCAGGCCAACCCAACGTTAGTTAATAAGAATAAGGTTGTTTGAAGGTCAGTTTATGATTGGGATCCAATCACTACCCAATCCCATTGAACGGAGTTAGTATCATACGCATAGATATACGCAATCCCCGAATTTTCCACATCAATATAGATTGAGCCAGGTCGTGCTTCATGATCGGGTTCTCCTTCTCCTGTATAGAAGTCGATTGCACCAATCGATGTATACACAAAACCCCCCGCATCACGCTCACCGAGCATCCCAACTTTCTTCTTATCTGCTGCTGTTTGACTAGTAGCCATAATAATACCTCCTAGGTATAGTTAGTAGACAGGCCTGTAATAACACCCTGTCTAGAAGCGTTGGAACAAGTCAGGGCACCGAGCCACATAATTTTGGCTACGGCTGCATCCTGATTGACCGGTTTAACGAATTTCTCAAAAGCGAAATTTCGTTTACGATGATGACGGAAACCCAGATATTTCTCATTAAGGAAGAACATCAAACCATCCGGACAATGATCATCCACAACCACAGGGGTACCACGATAA